GTCTGCCTCGGCCACACCCGCTGCCACTGCGCCAGAATCGTAAACTCCAGCGCGACGGTTGGCGTACCCATGTCCGGGGTCAATGCAGAGCTTCAAAACCGTATCCCCCGCTTGAGCACTCGCCCCAGCTCTTTGGTGATGTTCTTCGCCAGGTCGGGAGCTGCCGCCGCCACGATGGGAGGAAGGATCGAGGAGATCGCCGCCTCTACAGCGTCGGGTTTAACGTCGTGTGCGGGCCCGGTTGCGTCCACACCGTCAGGCAAGGAGCCGGGAGTGAGGCCAGCAAGGTCTATCTCGGGAGCCTCAGACTCGGTAGGAACCTTCGGCATACGCAGGTAGGCCCATCCCACCGCAAGCCCGACACCACCGGCTTTGAGGAGAGCTTCTTGGTCCAGCTTGCCACCCGTCGCGATAGTCACCTGGAGATCACCAAGCACGGCGACACCAACCGCGAGGAGCAGCTCCACCCAGCGCACATTGGCAAAGTAGGTATCGTAGAGGTTCTTCATTTCGCGCTTGGCCCTTTCATGACATAGTTCACTAGCCACGACACCACTCCAGAAATCATCAGGGTAGCACCGGCAACAATCGTTCCCAGCTTGGCCCGGTCTACAGCGCTGGAGATTTTAAGCTCTCCGACTTCGAGGCGCAGTTTCTCAATCGTGGCGGCATACTCGGCATTGGCTTTTTCTAGCCTCATGTTTGCCTCCTCTGCTCTTGAGAGTCGTGCAGACAAATGGGCTATTTCCCCTTTCACCGCCTGGAGCCCCGCATCCAAGGCATCGAGTTTGCCGAAGAGTTTTTCCCCGTCATTTCGTCGTCCTAAGATTCCTTCTAGTGCTTCCAGTGTTAGTGGTGTGTTGGTTGGCATGCTTTATTGATCCTCTGGCGCTGCGAGAGCCAACCCGCCCACCATCTTCCGCTCAGTGATAATTCCCGCGATTCCTACGACTACGCCATTTATCAAAACCGGCCATTTAATGGAGGTTGTCGTTTCCATCTGCCCGGTCTTGGGGTTGCGAAATGTTTCTTGGCGAGTTACCGCGCCATTCGACTTAAACGCAGCCCTGTCCGCCTCGTTAAAGTGCTCGGCCGTCTCCTGTCCCCATATCACCCCGTCAGGATTGCCCACGTACCGGGTCGCTTCGACCCCGTAGGCTTCCTCGTATGCTTGGTTTATTACCAGCATTTCGAGCGTGGGCCAGCGCTTCATCCAGCACGGGAGAGGACAGACTAGCATCCCCATCGCGATAATGTCCGCAGGGGCTAAACCTCCGTCCATTACCGCATCACTCTCCAGCGCATCACCCTCTCTATCAATGGACAGGAGAGGAGGAGCAGGACAACCGTGACTCCGACAATCACGACTCCCGACTCTGCAAAACGCCCCAGTGCGTAGATCAACACTTACCCCGCTCCGCCGACAGGCACGTCATAGACAGGCATGGACGGAAGCCCCTCGGATTCGTCCCAGAGGTTAATACCCATCACACTAGCGGCGTATTCTGCCGCTTCTACGACAATGATCTTGTAGGTTTCCTCGTCCTCAATCTCCTCACCGGCAAGCTCCGTGAACTTGGTTTTGAATAGATCCGCGAACCAGTTCCATTTGTCGAGTATGGACTGCCCCCAGGACGGGAGGAACGCGATTGTGGGGCGGGGGAACATTGCGTCGGTAATCTGCTGGAGAGTAGGGATTCCTACCTGCCAGGGCCACAACCAAACGCAGGAGTCCATTGCTCCAACCACTAACTGTAATTCATCGTCATACGGTGCTGGCATATTGTTTTTCCTTACCAAGCAAGCGGGTTAAGCCCACTGCTTGATGACGTTGCGGGGGTTGCCCCGCGCATCCTGTGTGCCGAGGTGTAGGCATGGGCATTGATTTCAATACGCGCAAGCCCACGGCGGTACAGTCGCTCCATGCTGATTTGTCTTGCATCGCCGATGTACTCCAGAAGCAGATAGGCAATGCCGCGCGAAACCGTTATCTCGTCTTGCGCCATGAGGGGACATTCGTCCGTCAGGGCATAATCCGCTGAGTTGTACGGGCCGTACCCGTGAAGCTCTAGTCCGTCTGCAAGCGTAAAATCCGGGGTAGGGTGAAGCCGAATACTGCCCATCCCTTCAAAGATAGCAAGCGTCGGCGTGCCTTCTTGCGGGTCAGTGTATACCACGCCCCCACGCCCATCATGGCTATGGAGGACAGGAACCTGAGTCTTTTCTCCGTCTGAGTCCGTGAGGTAGACTGCCTCTATCGTGTCAAGAGGCGGGGTGCAGTACACTGCCTCGCCGTCCGTTACGTCGCAGGTATAGCGCCGTGCAAGCCCCTGAAACGGGCGCACGCACTCATCAATCACGGTGTCATAGAAGCTACGCTCAAGCAGAGGGGACACCCGCTCGGCCCAAGCAACGTGACCACCCGCAAGCTCTTTTCCCTGCGCGATAACGGCGGCGATACTTGACATTAGAGCGCCTTACCGCCAAACGTAAGAGACGCAGGGACTTGCAGATTCTTGAGGTTTGCAGGCAACGAGAACCCTGCCTGCTGCTGGATATTTAGCTGGGTCATCGCGTCAAGCTGTGCGGCAAGCGCGGCATCAGGGCTGTCTCCGTGGTGGTATCCACCGGGGGATTGGCGCGTGAGCTTCGCCATTTCCGCAGCGGCGTTCAGGCTTCCTGCATTGATAGCACTTGCGTTTAGCTCCGGGCAACCAGGAGGGGGAGCAAGCCGCCCAAGGTCAACCATGAGCGATACAAGCGAGTAAGGGAGGTCTATCTCACGGGCAAGCGGGATAGTATAGGGTACGCCGTTGATAGAGCCTATAATCGCCTCTCCGTCGCCGTAGCGAGGCATAATCATGACGCGGTAGCGCTTCTCTTGCCCTATCTGCGCCTTGGTACTCTCAATAGAGTTCATGTGCTCCACCGAGTTTCCTGCGAGTGCGGCATCTTCCGCCGAAACAGACGGGCCGCGACTATCCATTGCCCACTGCTTCAGGCTCTCCGCAAGCTCCGCAGGGAGCATACCCAGAGGAGTCTTGACGTACTCCTCGTCTTTAGCCCCTGCCTTCTCGCCAAGGGTTTGCCCCTCTAGCGTGGATAGGTCTACAGGCTGAAGGAAATCGCGCCCCTCTTGCCGTGCCTCGAAAATATCTTTGTCCAAGCGTGCCTCAAGTGCAGGGGCGATACCTGGCTCCATAGCCTCGCCAATTTCTAGCATTTGGGTCGCTTGCTGCCCTAGGGGAGTGCGAGGCGCAGAGTTTAGCGCGGGGTTATGCCGTGTTGGACTGCTTGGTGGTCGTGACATTGTTTTTACTCCTAAAAACTTGGTGGTGGTAGGTGGTGGTTAGTGAAGGGGGCAGGCATAGAAAAAGCACCCTGCGTAAATCTTACGCAGGGTGCTTTTTGCTAGGCTTTAGATACCGGAGTATCCGAGAGTGTGCTCGATGCGGACAATGCGCTTATTGTCCTGAATCACGCTTCCCATGCTGGCTTTGGTGCCACGGCTACCACGCTGGTTAAGCGGGTTGTCTGCTCCACCGCTCTCAACCGTCTTGATGATAACGTCTTGGTTTAGACCGGGGAGGTCAACCGAGGCGAACGCACCCGGCCCGTAGATGAGGGTAGCATGAACATTCACGCCACTTGCACCCGCCGCAGTGAACACCTTCGCAAGCGAGGTATCCATGAAGCGAACGCCGAAGAGGTCGCCGAGCTTGCCCTTCTCAATGTCGCTTGCCTGCTGGTAGTAGCCCTTGAGCTTCCACGAATCCGTGCCGAACAGGTCGTAGACTGAGAGCGAGGGGATAATCGCGTGGTATGTTCCATCGGCAAACGTCGGAACGCTCAGGTTGCGAAGAACCGCCGCCGCTTTCTTGATTTCCGTATCGGTCAGGTTGTCACCCGCCGCAACAGCAGCGCGGTTAGCGCGGCCATTGGCGTAGATAACCTGGGTTCCCGCCACGATGTTCTCACGAACAGAGAGGTCAATAACCTCACCCGAGAAGTCGCCAAGGTCTTTAATGTCCGCCTGCATCAGCGGGTCGTAGCTGATTTGGTCGGCTACGTCCGTGGCGTTAATCCACCCGCCGTACTGGTAGACCGTCACAAGGATTTGGTCAGTCTCAGGAGTCAGCGGACTGGGGGTAACACCCTCGGTAAGCTGGTGAGCAGAGGCAGAGGCGGGAACAATGCGGTTGCGGCGGCGTGCCTGAAAGACATTGCTCATCCCCTTGGGGATGCTGTTAGGCTCTGCGTCCTTAGCGTGCAGGAGCTTAGGCACAACACGCGAGAGCAAGTCTCGGCGCATAAACTTGTGCAGATGGGGGCTAATGCCTACGGTGCTAGGCGCAATAGCCGAGGAAGAGGAGGTGGTTGACATAGTAGTTTCCTTCAAAAGTGACTGTGACCCTGCCGCTATTCGTGCGTTGCACAAAGGCAGGTGGCTGTGGTGCCGTTTGCTCGGCTTTTAACCGGCTGAGTGCGGCAAGGGACAGGCTAGAGCAGGCAACGAGGCTACAAAGCCGCGCATTGCCCACCTATGGCCTCGATAGCGCAAGGGCGAAGGTATCCGCTGGCGCTAGGGAAAGCGGGGGATTCCCGCGAAAACTGGTTAGAGATTAGGGAAAGGCTAGAGCTTAATCTTCCCACTGGCGACAAGGGCGCGGAACCGCTCAAAGCCCTTGGGGTCGCGTACCGGGTCAGGCATTTTAAGCCCCTGTGTTTGGGGGGCGCGTGCGCCTGGTTGAAGCGGGGTCGGTGCGTTTGCAGGGATACGGTTCTGGGGCTTTGCGTGTCCTGCGTTAATTGCCGCCGCCTGAGTCTGGGTTAGCAGATTTGTATAGTGAGCATGGGAGGCACGGGCCGCAACCTCCAAGTCTCCACCCGCCTGAGCCACCACGCGAAGCGCATTAGGCTCAGCATTGGGGAACTTGGCAAGAAGTCCCTGTATCTGCGCCTCTTGGCGGGTCTGCGCGGCCTCATGCGCCTGTCGCTGCTGGGTCAGGCTTGCGATAGTCTCAGAGCGTACCGCCTGCGCCGTCTGTTGGGCAAGCACCTGGACAAGCGGGTCGTCAAGCGTGTACTTAGCCTCGCCGAACTCATCAGTAGCATTAAGCACAGGAGCAAGACGGTTCATTACCTCTCGGCTGATTGCCTCTTCGTCTACCTGTGGTGTGTCTAGGGCTTGCAGAAGCGCTTCCTCGCCACCATACTGTTCCACCAGTGCCGCCGCCTCGCGCTGGAACCGGGAGCCAACAGGGGATTTAGCCCACTCTAGGAGCTGCCGCTCCTCCGCAGGGAGCATCGCGTAAGGGTCGGCGTTCTCTTCCTGTGCCGCAGGAGTCTCTAGGAACTCATTGACGGGATTCTGAGGAGAGGGGCTAGTAAAGCCCGAAAAATCATCTTCCTCGTCTCCTGCTTCGATCTGAGCGCCCAGTGTGCCCGGTTGCGCGGTTAGGCTCGCCTCTGGCACATGGGCGGCTAGAGCGTCCGGGGAAATCTCATCGTCTGCCCCGATTGCAAGGGCTTGTTCTCCAAGGGTCATATCATTTTGCTCCTGATATTGTGGTGATTAGGTGGTAGTGGTGGCTATCCTGTAGTGGTGGCTAAAAAAGCGGGGGTTCTACATCGCCCATATCGCCCATCGGCATCTCTGGGGATTCAGCCATAGGGAAAGGCTCGTCTACCGGGCTTCCTAAAGGCTCTATCGGGCTTGTAGCAGATGGGGTTGGGCTTGTAGCCGCTTGCATTTGGGAGACGGCAAACAGGGACTCGTGGGAGAATGGCGCAGGAAGGCTATCCTCGTACCCCATGCCTTCGTCACTGCCATCGTACTCGTTGGCATCGTCAAAGAGGCTTAGGGATTCTTCCTCGCCCATACCTTGCAGGGAGGTGCTTGCCTTCTGTGCATTGATGAGTGCTATCTGAATCTGGGTGCTGCTCTGGAGGCGGGCTTTCTCTAGTTCAATCTCTCCACGGCGCACCTCGGACTGTGCATCGGCTTCAACCTTCTGAGCCTCTACCTGGACTTTCTGCGCCTCTACCTCAGCAATAGCAGACTGCGCCTCTTGCGCGGACTCCATGTCCTTAGCGGCTTTAGCCTGCCGACCCATGAGCACACGGAGCAACCTGGCACGAACCCCGTCAAAGTCCTCTACCTGCATCATCTCCAGCAGCGGTATCGTCACGTCTAGGTTCTCAGGCGCAAACATTCCCGTGCGTGCCATCTCAATAAGCTCTTGCTGGCGCTGAACCGGGGTTTTGGGAGCCGTGGCAAGCACGTCAATCGAGGCACGCCCGCCACCGGCAAGCGCGTCAAGGTTCACCACCTGAGAGCGCCCCTGCTCCTTGTCCTGTGGCTCTAGGCTCAGTGCCTCCGCGTAGTCAGAGCTACCCGCACCAATCGCCCCTAGAAGCTCCGAGAGTCGGCCCATATCAAGCCCATCGCCTTCATTGCCGCGAACCTTCATCGCAGAGGCGCGAAGGGACATGACGGCCTTGCCCTTGTACAAATCACGGGCAATCTGCTCGGTAATCTCCATGTCTCGTCGCATCGCAAGGCGGTAGAACTCAATGGTGACACGCGAGGAGGAGCGGTTAAACCCCTCAAGGGACTGAATCGCCGCCGCCGCGTGAACCCCGGCAGGAGCCGCGCCCTCGCTGATAGGCTGAACGTGCAGAATCTCCGCTATGTCGCTGTCTGCCGCCTGTAGTGCCTGAATGACACTAGATTCAATAGGAGGAGGGTTGAGGTACTGAATGAACCTGTTGGGGCTGGTATCGTCAATGGCAATCGCCTCGTAGGGCTTGCCGCGCCTGAACTGGTCGGGCTTGATACCCATGCCCGTAGCAAAGAGCAGCTTCGGGCCTTCCTTAGCACGGTCTACCAATGCCGAAATCATATCGTTGTAAATGTCTTGGGGGCCGCGTGCTGGCTCCATCGCGCTAAATGCCCACGGTGTACCATAGCTACGCTGATAGACATACTGGCTAAAGGGCAGGGTCTTGAGGCTAGGATAGAGCCAAGGGCCGCTCCAGAGCAAAACGCCGTTGCACTCCCACGCGACAAGCCCCTCGGGGAAATCGCCCCCCGGTTGCGGCAGAAGCCAAAACTCTTTCACCGTCGCCGTGCGCTTTCGTGCCGCTGTGCGCTGGTAGTCGCGATTGACAACATCAAGCCGCGCCTGCGCGTTCTCAAAGCCCCCCTGGTCGCCTGTGTCACCGAAACCGATGTAGCGCCCACGCTCGGGGAACTTGGCGCGGACTTCCTCTAGGGTCAGCTCTTGCACATGGCAAAACCACTGCCAGCGGTCGGGGTCGTCGCTCCGTGGGTCGGGATACGCTTCCTCCCATCCAAAGATGCCACGGCAGATACAGCCGCTTTTCTCTTCCACGTACCCGGCCATACCATCGCCGCTCTCATCCATGAGAGGGCGCAGGATTTTTGCCGAGGTGTCCACCCACGTTTTGCGAAACATGGGGCCAACGATATGAGAGCCACGGATAAGCTCCATATCCTGCATATCTTGGTTTGTGCGGCTTGCTACATCTTCAAGCACGCCACGGAGCGCTTCAGCATACTCACCATCACGGGGAGCCTCGCTAAATGCTGATACCGTCGTCTCTAGGTGATTGTCCATCGTGCGGGCAATCAGGTTCTCAAGTTTTGGACGGAGCTTATTGTTTACCGCATACGTGCGGTAGGGGTTCGGGTCGGAGTCTTTGTACTGCTTCAGGCTCCCTGTCTGATCGTCCCAGTAGGTGTACTGCTCACCTTGGTAATAGGCCCAGTTAGTGAGGTAGCGCCCCTCATGGATACGCCGCGCCTCTGCCGCTTCTTCAAAGCATCGCTGAATGAACTGGACTACCTCACGCTCATCTTTGCCCGCCTGCCACGAATCGAGTTTTTCAGACTCTTCTAGCGCCTCTGGCGTATGCCGAGGCACACGGGGCTTTGTCTCTCCGGGGCCGGGACGCATTCCGGTATCGCCCGAAAAAGAGCCACCCCGACTGGCAGTAGACTGCCCACCAGAAATAAGGCCACGCAGACGCTCTAAGAGTGGATTTGTCGCCATGATTTAAGGTTCGCCGGGGAGAGAGGAGAAGAAAGGAGATCGGTACAAACGCAAACGAAAAGGGGTAGCCTAGCCGGGTTAGTGGCTAGGCTTTAGAGGCATGCTAGATAGCCGCATCAAAACGTGGGCCAAAATAACCAAAGCTATAGAACGTATCGGTGATATGTCCTGCGCTCAGGTTGTCGCTCGTTGCGTCAAAGTTTGTCGCCCCCGCAGCCACCGCCACGCGAACGCCGCCGATGGGGGTGAGGTTGCTGGGACGATCAGGCCATTTAGCCGCGCCACTACCTGAGGCAATAGCCCCCATGACGAGAGAGGCAGTACCATCTCCTGCGAGGCAGAGCAGGTAACAAGCCTCCTGCACGGTATCGGCATCGGCCGCAATGTCGTGGGTCGTCGCCGTGAACGGAACCTCGGCGGTCGTCTTGCTCTTGAACTCGCCATTGGAGAGGAACGCGGTGGTGTTAGTGATTTTCACCGTCGCGGCAGAGGTAGATCCGATAACAACACCGGGGTTAGAGAGGCACTGGTATTTAAGCGCAGTGTTAATCAGGTCGAAGTGGTCGGCTAGGGCTTGACTGCCGCCAGCGATACCGATTTTATCGAGAGCATCCATGATAAGTGTCCTTTGAGGGCGGAAAGTGCCGCCAAGATATAGGGTTCATGCCCACAGAGGGGCGAAATAGAGCGCCAACGGGGGCGCAGAAGCCCAGTGTCGCCATACGTGGGCGAGGGGGCAGGAGTTAGAAACTGTCTAGCGAATCCTGAGTAGAGGCACGGGGGCAGGATCGCGCACCAGTGGGTTATTACTGCGAACCGCCACCACCACGCCGCCGCGCACTTCGTAGCCATCAGGCAGAGGATCGGTATGGCCTAGCCCTCGCTCATAGCGCCAGTCCTCCACAGAGCGAGCCGATACGTCAGCATCGCGGGATTCAACAGGCACTACAGGGCCACGACGCTTGCGGCGAACTCGATCTGATCGGTTATCTACGCCCACCAAGTCAACCGCTTGCCCCTCCATCTCCACACGCAGGGCAAGGCACCTGAGGCGCAGTAGGGCGCGAATCTCAGGCCACACGGCGAGGAGTAGGTAGAGGAGAGCCGCCAGACAGAGCGATACCGCCACAGAGCAGAGCACAGAGAAATAGGCAAGCACGGGAGTCATGGCGGTTATCGTGAGCATCTGAGGCCAGGTTAGCGGATGTAGTGGGGGGGAGCGTTGTCTCTCTCGGTGCGTAGCTGGGGCGGGAGTTGAAACTGCTCGGGCGGTGGGGGCGTTGCGGATTTATGGCGAGTCATCACAAGATAGCGCCCCATGTCCCCGGCGTGCTCCAGTTTCGCTCTCGAAATTGCCTTGCGCTCGTCCTTAGGATCAGTCATCGCACTCGCTATGTACTCCTCAAGCATAGGGGCCGCACCACGCACGATTCTAAAACGTGGCACTGTCCGCCCCGGCATGGTGGGGTGATCCGCAGGGAGCGTTACCGTCTCGCTCAAAGCGTCCTTGAAGTTGCGAAATCCAGCGATAATGTCCTTATCCGCAGGAACCACCGGCATACCGTACCGTCGCCAAACCTCGATGGGGTACTCCCCGATCATGCGTGTGATAGCGTTATTGCCGCTATCCTGAGGAGTGAACGTGTTGGCGTAATCGAAGGCAATCAGCTTGAGTCTACGCTCCCCGGCATGGTTTACCGCAAACCGGAGACGTTGCTCCTGCTTGTCTGTGTCGTGCGCCGTGATGCCACCAGGCACGCTAATGTCCATAGTGGCGGGAGGAGCAGAGCACAAACCAACGCGAGATAACCACATCGCGAGGTGGAGCGATTGCTGCTTGCTTGTCCTATCAGCGCCGTATACCTCTCCGACAACCGTCATGATGCCCCATTGATCTATGTGGGCCACTCCTGTACACGCGGCGGCAGTCGTACCGTAGTCATGGGCCGCGTGAAACATATCCCACGGAGCCACACGGGGCATATCGCAAACGTGCCAGTCCTCTAACTCGCCCGTCTGAGGGTTTAGGCGAGAGCGCTCAAACTGCGAGAAGAACAGACCTCCTGCACCGAGCTTGCCTTGACACTCACGGAGAAAAGCGTCCTCGGTAGTCTCGTTGAGATCCGCCTCCCAATCCGCTACCGATTTACCGGGCCACGTCGAAGTGCCCTCCTCAATGGTGAGCAAGTCCACGCCACCAGGTTCAGGGTTGGGCCTACGCCCGAGCTTCAGCCCCTCAATGGCAACCGTCTTTGAGAGGATGCGGTTTCGGAGCGCTCCTGCCTCACCGCTCACCATCTGAGCCATGACGCTGTTGGCGTGTATCTCGTTTTGGACGAAGAGCACTGCCCTATCGTTAGAGCCTGCTGGTATCACAGTGCTGACGATAATAGAGAGCTTCTTTGAAGCCGCGTCTACGGTGTCGTTTAGATCGTCTATATCGTCAAGCACGATCAAATCGGGCCGCAGATCGTGTAGGTTCAGTCCGCGAATGTTGCTTTGATCTAGGCCAAGGGCCACAAGGGTAAAACCGTTTTGAGTCGTGAGTCTCTGAGCGCTCCATCCAAGCGATACCCCGTAATCGTTCTCTGCTCGCTGAATCCCTAGCCGCTCGAACTGAGATCGGATAGAGACGATGTGATTGTTTGCCGTTACCTGAGTAGCACAGACATAAAGGCCAAATCGCCTCGACAGTTTAACTGCCGTCCTAGCCATTGCGAGGCGTGCCGTGGTGGTTTTACCATAGCCACGCGGCCACACTCCCAGAAACGGCAGGGGGCGCTCCCCTGGCGTTACACTGTCTATCCATTCCCAGAGATTTATGTGCTCCGGGGCCATGAGCGGCTGGTTTATGTCGGGACGAACAGTAGATAGCCACTCGCGCCAATGCAGGTCTGCACCGGGCAGGGGGCCATTACCGCCAACGTCCTCGACTAGCCCATCGGCGAACGCATCAAGGAGCCAACTCTCTAACGGCCTGCTGGATTCGTTGGAGGGTAGCGCGATCTTGGATATTTTGCCTAATGACATGGAGGAGTTGCCCAAACATCACACGCGCTCTGTCCTCGGCCAGCGTCTCAGCAGCGGCTTTAATCCGCATCACCTCAGAGTCACCCGTCTTGCGGCGAGTGTCCAGTACGGCGTAGATTTCGCCCCACGTATCAGCGGCCAGGATGGAGTCCTCTGTTACCTCACGCTGATAGAGCCAAGCGCCCTCCAGAGCAGTCCAGAAGGTTTGCATGGTCGCCGCTTGCTCCTCGGGCTTGAGCTTGCCTGTATTGGCTTTAGCGTGCAAAGAACGCGCCTCGCTTAGATGGGCCAGTAGCGACCGAGCAGCGAGCCTCGCCTCCTCATCATCAGGGAGCTTTTCCATTAGCTCCTCAATGCGAGCATCAAGCAGGGCAAGGGCAGGACGGTGGTTAAGTGCGTCGGGGTCTTGCTCTGCCTCAGCTATCCGCGCACGGAGCCGAAGAGGGCCAGCCTTAGAGTACCGCCCCGTCTGATAGTTGGGGTTAGAGATACCCACGAGGGACTTTCCCCCGTGCATCTTGCACCTGCCGTTAGCCATAGAAGGGCTTTTGCAGGGGTTCCCGTCTCGGCACTTCGCACCACAGGCAGACACGCTCCCTTTAGGTGTATAGGCTGCCAGTGGCGGGGCTTCTACGTGCATGGGGATAACAACAATCGCATGAGGTAGCTTAGAACCTATCCACACCACCTACTGACCGGGTAAGCACAAGGCCACCACACGCGAGGTAGAAGAGAGGAGATAGATTATTTTTGGCTAGTTCTTGACAGGGACAAATACAGGTGATAGTATTAAATCATCGGAGCGGGCAGGAGGTACGAACTCCCACCCACTTCTAAACACCCTAGAAAAGAGAGTTTCTAAAAGGAGAATTATATTTGAAACCAAAACCACAATGCCCGGTATGCGGCGATCCTAGCGTAAAGCAGGGGCACCAAACCAACGGGAGTCAAAAGTACAGATGTACCAGCACTCCCGCCCACCATTTCAGCGATTCGACCGGGGGCAGTGTAGGCCGTCCCCGCATCACCAACCCATCTCCCGCCGCAGTCAAGAAGCGGGAGCAGAGAGCAAAGAAGAAGGAACTAGGACTATGATTAAGGTTTACGCTTTTGATTACCGCCCTACGCAGGAGGACGATATTTGTACCGCCAATCAGGAAATGAGCATCACCCAGCGGTGGTACAACGACTTAGCCCGCATGGACGCTCTTTTTGCCAAACTCCGCAAAGAAGGCATGATAGAGGCATGGATATTTATCGGAGGACAGTACGACGCGGCATACGACCTCGCCGCAAGCTAAGACCACCGACCAACACAAAAGCCCCTACTCATCAGAGCGGGGGCTTTCTTTATTAGCGTCCTTGGCCGGGTACTAGGGGTGCTTGAGCGATAGAGATTGCGAATACACCGACACGCGCAGTTCGGTGCAAAGAGCTTTTTGTATCGTCTGAGGCTTATCTGAGGTGATTCTACCCTAGGGGCGCAGTATTTGTCAAGCCCCCAGCGGTGACTGGGGGCACTGCGAAGCTAGGTAGCTTCGCAGTGGGATGGTCTGTGGTGGTGGGGTTAGGTGGTGTTCTCCTCGGCCTCACACGCTGCCAGAAACGCAGACAGCAGGGACACAGTAGGCGTAACGTCGTTACGGAAAAACTGCCTGAAATTTGAGCGGTTAAACTCACTATCAGGCAAAGGCACGTTCACACATCCCCATGACCCATCGTGTGCAATGCCAAAGGCCCAGAGCCACCCTCTCCTCTCAATCTCAATCCTCACGAGATCGGCGGCGGCAGGATCGTTGCAGAAGTTTGGCATGGGATAAAAAACCTCAGACCCAGGTGGGTTCCAGTACCACCCCTCGGATGGATAGAATGCTATTTTAGTACCGCCCAACGCCAGCGCCACACGCCTATTTATCTCTCTCTGCTCGTCTGTCATTTTATTACCCCCACCCTAGGCACAGGCATACCAACCCATCCCACCACCGCCACAAAGGATTGTGCCTCACCCATCGCCATAACTGCCAGCGCTCCCCTCTCCCGTGGCGTGCTCTGCTCCCATGCCCAATGAAGCTGGAGAGCTATCAGTACCGCGCCCGTGGTGAGTATGTGGGGGAGGCTCGGGTTCCCTCGTTTGGTTGTTGTTTTCATGTTGTACTATCCTCAAACTCGCCGCACGCCGCGCAGTACGCCAGCGTGCCTGTCCCGGCGCACCTGTCGCAATCCCAGTAATTCGGGTCGTCCCAAGTCGGGTTGCTCCCGCCACCTTTACCACCACAGTCCGGGCAATCTCGCCACTCCTGCGCCTCGCGGCACTCATGGCATACTGTAGGCTCTCCAGAATCCTCGTGTGCGCCCTCTAGGTAAATGGCTCGTTGGTCGTCGCTCATGCCGCCGATGCTCTCTCAGGTTTGCCATCCCGCCAAATC